TACAAATGGTGAGTTCTTAAAAATGTGCAACGCCCACTCACGCTCGCACCACAGCAATATATCACGTGTGATCGAACATTCAAAAGATGTTGCATCAGAAATAAAAACATACCCACTTTGTGGCATGACGTCAACGTGCGCAGCGCGTTGATCAACAGAAACGTGTTTAACAAACCATTCAAGTTTGTAAACGACGCTTTCCATCATTTTGATCATCCAGCTGTACATCACAATGACCGCTTTGTGGCGGCCATTAATGATGCGAGGCTGTTTCCAATCCAAATAAGTTTCAAACTTCACGAACGACTGACAAGTGCGTTCGCGTTCGTCACTTAGAGGGAAGACGCCGTTTTCAAACATGAGTGCGTACTTTTCCTTCTGACGAATTGTGTAATTGGTTGAATCAAGCCACTCTTCGAAGGTGATGATTTCAGGATAAACGTCAACCAGGGGCAACAAATGCTTCGAAAAATGTTTGTGCCATGTTATCAGCAGCGACGTCTGCACCGGAGGTGCATAAACGCCAATGCGGTTGAACATGCCAAACACCGACGCATCGTGACCATGGTCAGCAATGGGGAAACAAGCGTAGCGCGAAGAAAATGGCAAAGCAGCAGCTATAGGTTGCCGATCAAGGCTGTTGAAGCCACGCTTGACGCTGAAGGTATGGTCCAATCCTTCAGTTAAGAAACGGTTTTTGATGTCAAGGCCAACATCATATGGGATGTAACCGAAAAACCCACCGTGTTTTGGAATGTTGTTAACTTTCAATCCGGCAATTGTGGTACACAGACGTATACCACAAAACCGAATCACGGTACGGTTGACCGGCAAGCGGCGAAGTGACGCCACTGCGGGGAACGTTGACACTAAAAATTTGGGAGAAACGCACTAAGCTAGCTTTAAAACCCTCCTGTGATAAGACGGCAATGTCGGGCCTGCAAACTTGCTGAACAAGTTCCTCAAACACAACATATGGACGTCGCACAACAAGCGTGTTGTCAACATACACGCTCACAACACCCGCGATCATTAGCGGGCTGGTGTGAAGTAAGTCAGCACGCTGCGAATGATCCGTCCGCACATCTGCGAAAGGCGTGTCAACCGTGAGTCGCTTAGACCAAA